CCCCAAGTCCTGACGGAGCTGGCGCGGACGCTCCCCCAGTGCGGCCTTGATGCCCCAACCTGCGCGGCGGCCGTCGCGTTTATTGATCTCCACGCCGACCATGTGCCGGCGCCCACGACGATCGCGTGGCATTGTCGCGATGCCGACGACGACGCAATCGTGACCGCCGCGATCGGCTGTGATGCCTTGGTGACGGGCGATCGGGATCTGCTGGAGGCGGCTGAGCCGCCGATCCCGATTCTGAACCCGCGGGCGTGTTGGGCCTGGCTCGACGAGGTGGAACGCTGCACCCGATAGGGGGTTACGAGCGGCCCAAATCCAAACTGGTTGTGGTGTTCATGTAGTCTCGCAGCAGAATGCGGGCCGTTTCCACGTCGCCCTTTAGGAGGTGTTTGAGTGCCGTGCAGAAGAGAATGCGGCGATATTCGGGATCGCTGGCGGCGCGCTCGCGCAGCACGTCAGCATAGGGCACGGCGGGCGGATACATGGCGGTGTCTCCTTCAAGCTGGGAGCGATCCTCGGATTGGCTCAAAATGGCACAGTGGCGTTTTTCAAAAGTACCCCCCGTGCACAAGTTCTGGGTACCCTCCAATCCTTGTAACGTGTTGGTGCGGAAGAAAGGACTCGAACCTTCACTCTCTTGCGAGAACAAGCTCCTGAGGCGTACGTTAATACCATGTAACTGTTTGATTTTATTTGACTTGTCTGATTTTGTCCTGTTCCGGTACAGTTGCAAGATCGCCCGTTTTTCTTGGTCTTTTCTGCGCCGTCCGGGGGGTGGTACCCCCGCAAGTACCCCCAGGCAGCGGAAACGCTTGCTGCAGAATGGCGTCCAATTCCAGCCGCGCGGCTAAGGCTTCCACGACCGGCCGCTGCGTCACCGGCCGCAGGTGCGTGTACTTCTGCGTCGTCTGAATGTCCTGCCCCATCGTCGCCGACCGCTGCGCTTCGGTGAGCGCTGGCACTTCGGCCAGCAGGGTCGCGGCCATGTGGCGGATCGTGTGAAACGTGACGCCGCCACAGTCGCGCCCGTAGGTCAAGCCGGCCTCTTGCGCGCCTGTACGGACCGCGTGGCGGATCGAGGTGATGGGCTCGCCGCGGTACGTGATGACCCATGGATTGGAGCGGTTCACGCGCCCGGCGCGCAGCGCGGTCAACAGATGGCGCAGCGGCGTGCTGATGGGGATGACGAGCGGCAGGTGTGTGTGCTCCATCGTCTTGTGCTCGGCGACGGTCATGAACTCGAAGGCGGGATCGAAGCTCTGATCCCAGCGTAAGCCCAGCACATTCTGCAGGCGCAGCTTGGGCGCGAGCGCCGCGATCGCGATGGCGACTTGGGCATGACGGGGCGTGTGGGCAATCCAGGCGCGCAGCTCGGTCGGCGTGATCGTCACCGTGCGTGAGGGCGGCTTCTCCCGGTCGAGTTCCAAAAAGGGATTCTGGGGCACGCCCGTCTTTTTGCGGAACTTGGGTAGTCGGGCAACCCTGTACAGGCGCGACAGGATCGAGAGATAGTGCAACCGCATCTGCTTCCCGATCGGCCGGGTGATGGCGTGGCCGTCCCGATCGGTCCCGATGCGGACGGTTCGATTCGCGATCCATTCCTCAAATTTTTCGATCCAGTCGGGATCGACAATCGGATCGGCAAGGCGCAGATCGTGGTAGGGCTCACCGGGGATGACCTCGGCCGGATCGCTCGGACGCGCGCCCCAGAAGCGCAGCACGACACGCAAGAGGTCTTCCAGGCGATCCACGCGGCGGATCTTCCCTTTCGCGCGGACATGTTGCAGGTAGACCTCGGCCCAGATGCTGAAGCGTGGGGAATCCTGGCCCAGTACGGGCAGGCCGGATTTCGCGCGGCGCACGCGGCGCTGTTCGTTGACCTCCCACTCTTGGGCGTCTTGCTTGTCAATCTGCTGCGTATTGCCGCGGTAGGGCTGGCCGTCAATCTCGAAGTAATAGCGGTAGGTCTTGCGGCCTTTGTCGCGCCAGACAGTCATAGGGGGATCCTTTGTGGGAAGGGCGGCTGATTAACTGGCGTCGTCGGGCGGTTCTGTCGGCCGCGACAGATGCGCCGTCAACTGATCCAGCACGGAGAGATCCTCGGCGGGCAGTCGCTGCACGCGCGCCTGGATGCGCTGGCGCGTATCGCCCAACACGATCAAGCGCACGAGATGGCTCGAGCGCGCGGATCAGCTCCGGTCGATCGAGCAGGGATGTTTCGATCAGTTCGGTCAAGCGATCCAGACTTTCTGCGGCGGCAGTCGTATCGGGATCGTCGGGTTGGGCTGCAGGCATCAGGGATCCTTTGGGTTGACACGGGCACGCACACCGGACGATACCGACACGACGACGAAACGGACGCCGGCCTTACTGCGCGATGCGCGTGTCGGGCTCGGCGTAGGTCCGCAGGAGCGTCAACAGGCGCATGTGGCCCAGGTAGGCTTGTTCGCGGGAGGGATAGACCTCCGCGAAGCGATCCCAGCTGCCGCCATAGATGCGGGTGATCCAGAGCATCGGCAGCGGATCGAGCGCCTGCGCGATGCCGTGGAAGCGCGTTTCCATCAACCAGTCCGTGCCGCTGTGGACCGCGACGCGGGTATCGTCAAGATGGACGAGCAGCCATTCATCCCACGCCACGACACTCTGCAGGGCTTGTGGGTGCCCGTCGCCATCCAAGATCCAGTACTTCGCCTGTGGTCGAGGCACCGCCGTAGGCACGGGTGTGGGGAGCGTCGCGCGGAGCATGGACCGCTGACGCCGGCCCACGCCCGATCGGGGCGGCGGCGGGACCATGACATCCTCGACGTACGGCCAGAGGAAATCGATGACGCGCGGGATCCGTTCGGGGCGTTTCCGCGTAAGCAAGGAGGCCATCAACAATAATTGTTGGGCCTCCGGCGTCCTTGCGCCCGCGGATCGGGATTTCTCTGCCAGCCTGGGAAAGGTCAAAACATCGGCGTGTTTCATCGGCATTACCTCCCGGTCGACCGGTGCCCGCTCGCAGCCTGGGGCGCGGTCTTGCTGTGCTTCTTTTCTTTCTCTAGTTGTTCGTACTCCTTAATCATGATCAGCACTCGGCGCTGATTGGACGCAGAGAGTTTCGCGAGCCGTCTCGCGATCCCCAGTAGGCGCGAATCAATCACGGGGCGCTTGAGCGCGGGGGGCGTCTGTTGGCGCTCGAGCTGCCGTTGAAACTCGGCGGCAAGATGCGCTAGCGCTTGCTGATGTTTGTGCGGATCGAGCCGTTGCGTCGGCGCGATCAGGACGGCCTCTAAGGGCACTTGAAAGAACTCCGCGAATTTCCGCAGCGTATCGGTGCGGACATCCCAGCCGCGCGAGGCACGGCTCACCACGTTGGGTGAGAGGCCCGTGCCTTCCACCACGTCGGCTTGGCGGCGGCCCTGCGTCTTGTAGAGGTATTCGATCGCCTCCGCCCACGGGCCGTCGCCGCGTCGGGCGGCTTTTTTGACCATCCGTCGAGGATAGGCGGCTGCTGTCGTCCGAACCAAGGGCGCCATGCGCGCTGTCAGAGTAGACGCTTCGCATCTAAATAACAATAGCCTTGACGAACTCTCAAAAAAAGCATACATTACTCAGGCAATGAAGAAGCGGTCACGGCCTCCGCAGGATCTGCGGCTCAAAATTGTGATCATCAGTCAGCGGTACACGCAGCGCCGCGTCGCGCTCGAGACACGCATCGGCGAAACACGGTTTTCGGAAATCGTCGGCCACCGCGGCGCGACGGCGTCCCGCGTGGAACAGGTCCGCATTGCGAAATTTCTAGGGGTGGACCGAACCGCCATCTTTTCCGAAGACGAAATGGCGTGGGCCGATCTGGCCGCGCTCGGCGACGAGGAGGCGAAGAGCGCATGACGGGCAAACTGTTCTCACTGCGATCGCTCTCCGAACACTGGGGCACTGCGGACTGGACGCCTGACAAGATCCGACGTCTCGTCCATACCGGCCAGCTGCCCTACGTGCGCGTGGGCGGGCGCATCTACTTCGAAGAGACGGTGATGGATCAGTGGATGGTCCGGCGTCGGCAGCAGATGGCGACGGTGACGACGCCGCGGCCGGATGTGCGGACGATTGAAGAGGAACTGGCCGACTTTGGTCTGACCAAGGATCAGGCGGTCTTCAGTCGATGAGCGCCCGTTGGTCGGACCATCGACCGCGAACGGTTAGACCAATGGGTCTGCGGTTCCCGGTGCCCGGAGTTTCATCCCAGGGGGTGCAGTCTGTCCCCCGCAGAGTCTAGGAGCTGCATCCAATGCGTATCGTCAAAAGCACCGACACGATCACGATCGACCATCCAGTGTTTTTGATCTTCGGGCAACCGGGCATCGGCAAATCGACGCTCGGCTATTCCGCGAACACGACGCTGCTGCTCGATTTCGACCAGGGCGCGCACCGCGCCGCCAATCGCCGCGACACCTTGGTGATCGAGAGTTGGGACGACGTGATCGAGATGCTGGCGCATCCGGAAGCGCTTGTGCCCTACCAGGCGCTCGCGGTCGATACGGTCGGGCGCGCGATCGACGCGATCATTGCCTACCTCGCCAAGACCCAACCGAAGCTTGCCCCCGGCGGGAATCCCACGCTGCAGGGCTGGGGGCAGGTCAAAACGATCTTCCGGAATTGGATCGTGGCGCTCCGCGGGCTGGGGAAGGATGTGCTCTTGCTCGCGCACGACAAGGAAGAGAAGGACGGCGACACGCGGATCGTGCGACCGGAGATCGCGGGCGGCTCCTACGCCGAAGTGATGAAGGTGTCGGATTTCGTCGGCTACCTCTACATGAGCGGCAAGGATCGGGTGCTCGATTTCAATCCGACGGATCGGTGGATTGGCAAGAATTCGGCGGGCTGGGTGCCGTTCAAACTGCCTCCGGTCGCCAAAGCCTCGACGTTCCTGGCAGAGCTCTACACGCAGGGGCGGCAGGCGCTCGGGCAACTCTCGGACGAAAGCGCCGCGCTTCAGCGTGCGGTCGAGATCTGGCGGGCGCAGATTGCCAGCTACACGACCGTGCAGCAGTACAACGACGCCAAGCCGGCGATCAAGGCCCTGCAACCGCCGATGGTGCTCCTGCAGGTGACGAAGATCCTGCTCGACGATGCGGCGGCCAAGGGGATCAGCTTCGACAAGGCGCGCAAGGTGTTCGTCGCGCCGGCGGCATAGGGCCATGCGGACGCCGCGAGATCTCGCTGGGTTGCAGTTCGGGCGCCTCCAAGTGCTCGAGCGCGTACGCGGCAAGATGTGGCGCGTCCGGTGCTCCTGTGGCTCGGAATTCGAGGTGCAGCGCGGCAACATGGTCAACGGCCATACCCAATCGTGCGGATGTCTCCAGCGCGAACGGGCCGCTGCGGCGCAACGGATCCACGGTCACGCCGGCGACAGACGCAGCGGTGTCTACAACGTATGGGCAGGCATTGTCCAGCGCACCACGAATCCGCGCAGCCATAACTGGCCCGACTACGGGGGCCGCGGGATCACGATGTGCGACCGCTGGCGCCGCAGTTATGCGGCATTCGCTGAGGACATGGGCGCGCGTCCATCACGAGCCCATTCAATCGATCGAATCGACAATGACGGTCCTTATGAGCCGGGCAACTGTCGATGGTCTACGCGAAGTGACCAAGGGCGCAACAGACGCAACGTTCACCTGTTTGATGTTGATGATCGTCCGCTCGGCTTTCGTGAAGCGGCTCATTTGCTCGCGATGCCCGAATCGACCTTTCGGCTTTGGATCCTGCGGGGGTGAATAGTGCGCGCATCCTGTACCCAGCTCGAGTCGTACCGGCTCTTCCTGACCGAGGATTGGTTCGATGAGCAGGAGCTAATTGATTCAATTTGTGGAGTTTTCAAACCCAACCACAAGATCAACTTGGGATCGGCGTTCGGGCAGGTGCTCGAGCATCCGTGGGCGCATCAGGTGCCGGGCGGGTACCGCGTCGTCGTCAACGGCGAGCGGTTCGAGTTCGGGCACGACATGATGCGCGAACCCTTGAAGCTGGCCGATCCGCGGGGCGTGTTCGAAGCCAAAGCGGTGACGGCGTACGGGCCGCATCAGGTGTCGTGCCGGGCCGATCATCTGCTGGGCGGCGAACTGGGCGAATTCAAAACCACGTTGTCGGCCTTTGACTTCGACAAGTACGCGCGCAGTGTCCAATGGCGGTTCATGGCGGATGCCTTTCAGCCGTCGCGGGTGACGTATCACGTGTTCCTGCTCGACGAGGGATCGAACGGCGTGATCGGCTTGAAGGGGATCGAATCGTTCCGGCTGTATCCGTATGCGGCGATGCGGCAGGACTGCGAAGCCTTGGTGCAGGATTTCGCCCGCTACGTCGGGATGAAGGGGCTCAGCGAGTATCTGGAGGCGCGGCAGCGGGCCGCCGAGGCGACGGTATGAACGCGAAGCACTGGAACGGCGAACCGGGCGCAGAGCACGATCCGGGGCGGAGCGACGGCCAGCCGGTCGCGTATCGGTGCCTGGAGTGTCCGTGGCGGGATCACGGCGTGTTGCTCTCGACGGCGCATGTGCAGGCCACGGGGCATCGCGTAGTGTCGAAGGGCGATCCGCGGTACGACACGGCCCCGATCCGGAAGGCGGGCGCGGCGTGATCATCGGCCTTGATCCAGGCACCGATCGGAGCGCGTATGTCTGCTACGACGCCATCGGGCGAAGGATTGAAGCGCATGGCCTGCTGCTCAATGATCCGTTGCTCATGGCGCTCGGCAACATGGGACCGTGTCAGCTCGTCATCGAACAATTTGAGAATTATGGAATGGCCGTGGGTCGTGATGTTTTCGCAACTGTCTGGTGGTCCGGGCGGTTCTTCCAGGCGTGGGACGGCCCGGCCGCGCAACTCCCGCGCAAGACCGTGAAACTCCATATCTGCGGCTCGACGCGCGCCACGGATGCGAACGTCCGGCAAGCCTTGATCGATCGCTTCGGGCGCTCGAAAGCCGAAGCCATCGGCACGAAGACGCACAAGGGGCCGCTGTACGGCTTGAAGAGTCACGAGTATGCGGCGCTCGCCGTGGCGATGACCTGGGCGGAGACGCATCCGGTCGGGGTGCCGGTGGGCCCGCTCGTCTATCCGGCGACACGGGGGATCTCTTAATGCTGAATCTTGACGAACTCGACGCGCAGATGGATAGCACGGTGCCGTACTACCTACCGTCGCTGGTGCAGGAGCTGCGCGACACGCGCGCGGCCCAGGCCGAAGTGCTGGACTGTCTGCGCGAGTTTGTGGCGCTCTACGACGGCACCCGCGATCTGCTGGGGCGGTCTGTCACGGCGAAACTGGTGCGGGCCGAAGCGGCGATCGCACGCGCGGAGGGGCGCCGATGACGAGCTGTATTCACTGTGCGCGGCAGTTTGTCGGCGACGAGCCCGCGTACGTGATCGAGTACTGCACGGCGCGCCAGACGTGCAGCAGTCCGGCGGAACATGAGGCCATCGGGCCGGTGTGTGGCGATTGTCACGAGGCGATGACGACCGAACGAGACGAAGCCTACGAGCGCGCGGCGGCGCGCTACGACGGGACCGGGCGCGATTGGCGGTGACGGGATTTTCCTCGGGGGCCTGGGCGGTCGGGTGTGACTGACGGGCCGGAGGCGTCTTCACCTGGCGAAGGAACCGACGATCCGCGCCCGCATCAAAGCGATTCAGCGCGAGCTCCGGGACGACGATGTGCCGCCCTCGCGCGGCGCCGACATGCTCACGCAACTGACGGCGTTGCTCGGCAACTGTAACGAAGAGTTACGGGCGGCGGATCTGAGTTACAAGCGCGTGTTACTCGCGTCGATGGAGAGTCATACGGCTGCGAACCGGGCGCGCATTGCCGCGGAAACGTCGCCGGAATATGTGCGGCGGCAAGAAGCGCAACATACCAAAGAGTTAGTAGTGGAAATGATTAGAAGTTTGAAAGTTTTCCTCCATACCAAATCCGAAGAGATGCGACTTACACAGTAGTTATGGGCGCGAGTAACTGCCGGCGGTTGAAATTTGCCAAACCCGCGCCCCGCGCGCAGACCCGGACGGATCTGCGGCGGGCGGCGGAGAAACTTGAGCGCGCGATCTACGCGCTGGTGTCCCTGCGGGACCATTACCGTTGCCGGTGTTGTGGGCGTGGGGGCGATCCGCGGGCGGTGACGCTCTTGGGCAAGCTCCATCACGACCATCTCGTGCCGCGGTCGCGGGGCGGCCAGACGGTACCGGAGAACGTGATTCTCTTGTGCAGCCAGTGCCATTCGCTCAAGACCGCGCATGAGCTGGAGCCGCATGGCAATCCGGAGCGTGGAACCCTCACGTTTACCATCACTTCCGCGGCAGCGGCGACAGTATTCGGCAAAAAACGGCCCTCCAATCACGTTCGAATCGGCTGACAATCGCCGATTTATCGGAGGCGAATGCGTGCGGCAAACGGGGTTGATGTGGTGGATCGATCGCTGGCGCAAATCGACCGCGTATACGGATATGACACTCGAAGAACAAGGCGCCTACCGTAACCTCTTGGACGAGGCGGCGTTACGCGGCGGCAGTTTGCCGGACGACGAAAAGATCCTGGCGAAGAGCTGCGGCGACGTGACCGCCTGGCCGCGCGTCAAAACGCACGTCTTGTTACACTTCGTTTTGAGTAAGAACCGCTGGCGGAACCGCACGTTGACTGGCGTGTTACGCGAGTCTCGACGGCGCGCCATCAAGCAAAAAGCCTATCGGGACCGCAGGTTAGGCCTTGGTAACGGCGCTGGTAACGTCCGTGGTAACGGGACTGGTAACGACCCCCATAACAAACGTGGTTATCCGGATCCGGATCCGGAAGTACGTACAACTAGTACCAGCTCGGGTATTAGTGACGGGGTACGCGCGCGTGCGCGTGCGCGCGAGGCGGTCCAGGGATCCGGGGCCGGCGTCGGCAGTTATCCGCGCGACCACCTGCGCTGTATCCCGCCGTGTGGCCGCGTGTGCCTCCCGGATTCGCTCTTTACGGAATTTGTCCAGCTCTCCGGCCGCGGCCCGGAGCTCGGCCCGACCTACGTCCACGCCTGGCACGTCCGCATCCTGACCGCGTGGGGCGAGCACGGCTCGTCGGGGCATCTCCCGATCGGGGATGACAAATACACCTTCTGGCGCGCCCGGTGGCGCGAAGAGCACGGCACGACGAAACCGGACCTGTGGGCGCCCACGGTCGACACGCGCTCGCTCGAAGAACAGGCGGAGGCCGTGCGGGCGCTGCTCGCCCGGGACAGCTCATGACTGACTTGGAGATGCCGGCGTTCGTCGCGGTCTTTCAGCAACTCCGCCAGGTCTTCGGCCTGCGGGGATCGCCGGATGACGTCGCGCAGCTCGAGGCGGTCTACTTCCGGCTATTGCGGCGCTATCCCCTGCCGCTCGTCGAAAGTGCGGCTGCGCTGTGGTTACACACGGGTGCCCGCTTTCCCAAGCCGGCCGACTGGATCGGCGCGTTGCCTAAAGCCACTACACCGCAGGCGTCGGGTCTGCTGCCGGTGCCAGAGGACGAAGCCGCCGAGCTCCGCGATGCGATCGCGTGGCAGTTCGAGGCGGCGCCGTGCTCGTGCCATCTGTGTGTGCGCGCGGGCGTCTCGCATCGCTTTCTCCGCCATGTGCCACTCGAGGACGACGACGGTCGGGTCGTCCAGGCCCTGCTCGACGGGCGACGGGTGACACGTGGCCGCTGGCTCCACGGCGACGAGCTCGCCGAGTGGTATCGGGCGCGCGACGCCTTCCAGGCGACGATGCAGAATTTTCCGAAAGCCTTTCCGACAGGAGGCCGCATGGCGACACGACGAAAGATTGCGAAGCCGGCGGAGCCCGTCCAGGCGGAGCCGGCGCAGCATGTGCTCCCGCCGGCGCTGCCGGTGGTGACGGTCGCAGAGGACGATTACACGGCGTTGTTGCAGGCGTTGACCGACGACGATCCGGGGAGCGATCAGGAAGCCGCGGAGACGCTCGAAGCGCTCGGCGTGCGCGGGGATCGCTGATGCGGCGTGTTTATGCGGCGCGGCGTTTGGCGCGACGTTTCGCGGCGGCCGTCACGTCCGCACTGAGGCGTGATTGCCAGCCACGGCCCGTCGCCCGATACACGGCGAGGGCTTCACGCTCGAGCCGCAGCGTGACGCGGGTTTTGGTCGGCCGTTTCTGGGCGCCGCGAAACCGGCGGCGCATCGACTCCTTGATCGCGGCCATCAAGTCGCCCTTGCCCTCGGCATCGTTCTCCACCTTCACGGCGTACTTGAAGTCCTCGGCGGTCCATTCGGGGTTCTCGTCAATCTCTGCGAGGGTGCGTTCACGACGGCGGCGGATAGACACGGGCATGCTCCTTAAAGCGCCCGAGGCCGATCCCGTGTTTCGCGCGATTCTTCGCATCCTTGTCGGGGTCGAATGTCGCGGGCACTGGTGTAATTGTCGCGACAATTTGCGCGCATGTCAAGGGGAGCACGCCCGATAATGCCCGCGCTCGAACTCGCCCGTGCGATTGCCGATGCCGTCCTCGCCTGCCGCGATGTGCCGCGCCACGCGAGCAGCCTGTATGACCTCCCGACGCAAGCCGTGTTACAGGTGCTCGAGGAGCGGCAACTCTGGTTCCAGACGTACGACGTCACCGACGACGGCATCTGGATCGGCGGGACGGAACGGCGCATTCTGTGACAGGCGGCCAATTTAGAAATGGGGAATAGCGGGAGTTTCCGACGCGGGCATCCGGCCCACGCCAATGCGGGACGGCCGAAAGGTCACGCCAATAAGGCCACGAAAAACGCTCGCGAAGCGATCGCGCGGTTTCTCGAGCGCAATACGAGCCGCTTGGAAGGTTGGCTCGATGAGATTGCGGCGAAGGATGGGCCGCGCGCGGCGTTTGCCTGCGTGGTCGATCTGCTCGAGTTCCACGTGCCAAAGCTCGCGCGCACGGAGTTGACGGGGCATGACGGCGTGCCGCTCGCGGCGCGGATCATTCACGAGCATGTGACGGCCCCGGCTGCATTGCCGGCGGCCAAAGACGAGGATGGCGACACGGACGCCTGAGCGCGAGGTGCGGATTCGCTGGCGCGGGATTCAGTCGGCGATCCTGCTCGACCCGACACGCGAGCTCGATGTGGAAGGCGCCCTGCGCGCGAGTAAGACCACGGTCTGCCTCTGGAAAGAACTGAACGCCGCGCTCGAGCAGCCCGGCATCCACAGCCTGATCGCGCGGTGGACGGATGACGCGACCGAAAAGATTCTCAAGCCGATCTGGCGCAGTATCTGCCAGCAGGCCGGCGTACGCCTCACGTGGAACAGCAGCGAAGGGTACGACGAACTGAGTAACAAATCGCGCGTGTATGTGCTCGGGCTCAAGACGCAGGATCAAACCAACCGCTACGCCAAGTTCCGCGGGCTGACGCTCGCGCGCGTGTATGTCGACCAGGCCGAAGAACTCCCGCAGGATATCTACCTTGAACTCGCGGCCCGCTTGTCGCAATCCGGCTACGCGCATCAGATCGTGATTTCGCCCAACTCGGTCAACGAAGATCACTGGATCGCGAGCGAGTTTCCCGCGGACAATCGCAATCCGCATCGCAAGTATTACAGCCTGTCGGTGTACGACAATCGGCAGAACTTGCCGGCCTCGGTGATCCCGAACCTTGAGCGCTTGTACCCCTGCGATCATCCGAAACACCGGACGATGGTCCTGGGGAAGCGCGGCATGAACGTCATTGGCGAACCGGTCTACAAGGGCGCGTTCGTGCGGGCGGTCCACGAAGGCTCGGCGGAGTACGATCCGCGGCTCGAGCTGCAGATGGCGCTCGACTTCGGCAAGCATCATCCCTACGCCCTCTTCCGCCAGGTGTCGCCGCTCGGGCAGCTCCGCTATCTCGGCGGGATCTTCGGGCAGGATCTCTACCTCGATGCGTTCCTCGACCTGGTGCTCGAGTATCGGGCGCGGTGGTTCCCGCGGCCGGTGGCAATCCGGGAGTGTTGCGATCCCGCGGGCACGGCGGATACCTCGCACGGGACCGAAGGCGCGAGCAAGATTCTCTCCGCGAAGGGCATCCATCCGGTGACGCAGGCGAATGCCAACAGTCCGGCGATTCGGCTGGCGGCGATCGAGCGCATCGCGGGCCATCTGCGTGGACGGACCGCCGATCGGGCGGAGAAGGTCTGCATCTCGGATTCCGATCGCTGGATCCGGGTGTCGGCGCATGAAGTCGTGATCGATCGCGTGTTCGCCGATGGCTGTGAAGCGGGCTACGTCTGGAGTCCGCATTACATCTCGGTCGGGAGCAAGCAAGTGCGGGTGCCGAAAAAGGACGGCTGGTACGAACATTGCCAGAACACAAATGAATATTTTGAGATCTGCTTTGGGGCGCAGCCGGTGACGGATCCGACGGTGGAGCTCGAGGCGTATCGGTTGCCGCCGCTCGCGGTGCGCGACGGCTTCATGGGCATGTAACGCCCTCGATTTTTGGACTTTCGCAGCGGGCTTTGCTACATCTGAGCCGCACACGATGACGATTGCCGACACGCAAGGCGACGTGGAGTTTACCGGCGACGACATCGGCGCCTTCTGCGATCTGCTCGCTTCGCTCCCCGACCCCCAACGCTTCTCGATCGACCGGCTGCGCACCGCCACGCGCATTACGCGGCATCAATCGCTCGCCGAGAGCGAATGGCGGGTAACGATGGGCGACCGGGCCCGCGTCGTGGTCCCCATTGCGGGGTTGGATGCAGCGCCGGCGCCGGCGGGCACCTGGACGCAGAGCGGCTGGACACAACCGGGGTGGATGCAACCATGAGCGATCCCGCGATCATCAAACCGGCCTGGCAATCTGGCGATCCCGATACCGGCGACCCGACGAAGCTCGGGCCGACGGCCTGGAATGCGGCGCGCGTGGTGGACGGCGGGGTCTTGGGCGATGTGCTGACGCGCGATCCGAGTTCCCCGACAGGCGCGGTCTGGCAGACCCCGCCGGCCGCCGGGGCGCGCAGTAGCATCCTGATGGCGTTCAACTTCAACACGACGACCACGCCGCCGCCCTCGGGGACGCAGGTGCGGTTCAACGGGGCCACGCCGGACACCACGACAGCCATCTACACGACGACGACGACGAACGATAGCCTGGATGTCTACTGGGTGTTGGTACGGGTGGTGGCGGGGATGACGTATCTGCTGCAGGACAAAAACGACCATACGATCTACGCGGAATTTCGGGTGACGGGACCGGCGGTCGATCAGGCGGGGTATATCGAGTTGCCGGTATCGTGGCTGGCGATGGGCGGGGTGTTTCTGAACAATCAAGCGGTCTTGTGTCTCGTGCAGGGATGAGTGCGAGCACGGCTCGAGCCGAACGGCGGGAACTCCAGCGGACGCTCGGCCCGCAGATCACGTCCATGCTGCGTGAGACGCAACAGGCGGTACAGGAACTCCAGGCGCGGGTGACGCTGGTGACGCAGCAAGCCGCGGGGGATTCGACGGATTTGCACCGGCAGTTGGAAACGGCAGTCCGGCGGCTGGATGCGCTCGAGGTCGCGATCGCGCAGGTGCATGAGGATCTGGGGGCGCTCGAGGCGTGGACGCCGTTCATTGCGACGTTTCGGGGGCGGCTGCGGTGGCTGCTCACGGGGAGGTAACATGCCGTTGAAGAAGGGATCGAGTAAGTCTGTTATTGCGAGTAACATCCGGCGCGAGATCGCCGCAGGCCGGCCCCAAAAGCAAGCGGTCGCGATCGCCCTCTCGACGGCGCGCAAGTCGGGCGGCAAGCGGAGTAAGTAAACATGGCGGTGACGGTGACGGTTGCGACACGGGAGCAGACCCGTACGCTCCGCCGCGGCGGCGACGTGCACCAGCTCGCGCTTGATCGCTTCAGACTTGCCTCCGACGCGTACTCCAATCAAGCCAAGCGTGAACTCGACGACCTGAAGTTTGCCGCGCGGATCGGCCAGTGGCGCCCCGACGAACTCGAAGCGCGCCAAGCCTTGCGGGCGGGCGGCGTGACGCTCGGGGCGCGGCCAACGCTGACGGTCGATAAGTTGCGCCAACCGATCCAGCAGCTCGAAAACCAACAGCGGCAAGCCAACTTGGCGGTCGATGTCCATCCCGCGGGCGCCCGCGCCAACCTCCAGACCGCGCAGGTGCTCCAGGGCATCTACCGCCATATCCAGGTGGAGAGTCGCGCCGATCAGATCGCGCGGTTCTGGGCGTACTCGCGGGCCTTGAAGTGCGGGCGGGGCTGTTACCGGGTCGAGAAGGTCTATGCGCATCGGACGCCCGATCCGACTGACCCGGCGCGGTTCGATCAGGACATCCGGATCTCGCGGATCTTGAATCAGGCGGGCGTATTACTCGATCCCTACGCCCAAGAGCCCGACTGGTGCGACATGGAATGGGCGTTTGTCAAGGCGTGGGTGCCGCGCGATCGCTACGGCGTGGATCATCCGGACTCGGAGCTCGCGTCCGATGATGCGGATTTCTCGCTGATTGGGGCGCAGGCGCCTGGCTGGGTGCGCTTTGGCGACAACGGCCGCTGTGATGCGATCCTCGAGGTCGAGTACTGGCGGTGCGAGTACGGCGACCCGGAGACCCTGACGTCCGGCGAAGATGTCGAGGAGCCCGGCTATCAGACCCGCGACATCCGCGATCGGAAGGTCTACTGCTGCAAGCTGAACGCGAAAGAGATCTACGACGAAATCGAATGGGATGGGATTTACATTCCGCTGATCCCGGTCGTGGCGAACGAAGAAAACCTGGACGGCGAGCGGATCTGGGAAGGCCTGGTGGCTCCCGCCAAGGATTCGCAGCGGGCCTACAACGCCTTGACCTCGGCGTTTATCGAAACGGTCGCGCTCGCGCCGAAATCGCCGTGGCTCGCCACGACCGAACAGATCGGCCCGTTCAAGACCTGGTGGGACCAGAGTAACCTGCGCAACTTCCCGTATCTCCCCTACAAGGCGCAGAGTGAAGGCGGCAATCTCTTGCCGCCGCCGACACGGGTCTTCGGGGAGCCGCCGATCCAGGCGATTGCGATGGGCATCCGTGAGATGGATGCGAACCTGAATGCGACGACCGGGTTTTTCGATCCCTCGCGCGGCAATCTGTCACGCGGCGAACGGTCGGGCGTGGCCCTCAAGGCGCTGCAGGCGCAGACGGAGACGGGCAATTCGGGCTATCTGGACAACCTCGCGCAGATCAGCATGACGTATGAAGCCAAAGTCGTGCTGGATCTCATTCCGAAAGTCTACGACCGGCCGGGGCGGCTCGTGCCGCTGCTCGGGCTCGACAATCAGCGGTCCTCGGTCGTCGTCAATGCGCCGTCGGTACCGGGACCAAACGGGCAACCGATTGCCCTGCCGCAAGGGCCGCAGGGGCCGCTGCTGCCGCCGGGCGCGGCGCTCGAGGACGTGTCGCAGATCAATCTCGCGGAAGGGGTCTATACCTCGGCGGTCACGATTGGGAAAACGCAGGCGACCGCCGCGACGGAAGCCTCGGAAGCGATGGGCGCGCTGCTCCAGGCCGAACCGCAGTTACTCCAGCTCATTGGCGATTTGTATTTCAAGTACCAAGACTGGCCGGGCGCACAGGAGATCAGCGAACGGCTGAAAAAGATGCTGCCGCCGCCGTTGCAGGATCCCGCGCAACAACAGCAGAGCACGGCGATGCTCCAGCAGCAAAACGCGCAGTTACAACAGCAACTCCAGCAGCTCGGCCCGCTCGCGGATCAGAACCAGGCGAAACTCCAACAGGCGCAACTCGACGCGCAGGCGAAACTCCAGGCGGCGCAGCTCGACGCCCAAACCAAGCAGCAGATAGCCGCCGCGCAGGAAGAAACCAAGCGGCTGATTGCCCAACTCCAGCTCGAGATGACCCGGCTGAAGGCGATGGCGGATACGAATATCGCCGCGGGCAAGGCGCAAGCGGATCTGGCGCAAACGGTCTACAGCGAAGCGGCGGACACCCGGCGCCAAGCGCACCAGCACCTGCACGACGCCGCGCTCGGGGCGGCCGAAGGCGCCAGTAATTTGCATCGTGAGGCAATTCTTGCTACAACGGCTCCACCGCCTCAACCGGGCGAATAAGTCATGGCAGTGAGCACGACAGTCGATGGGGTGACGGTCGAGAGCTCGAGCGGCACGGCCGACGATCTCGCCGCGTCGTTGTCGCTCCCGTCGGCGGCCACGCCGAAACCCCCGTCGTCGGTGCCGTCACCGCCGCCCCCGACGACGCCAGAGCAACCGGCCGCGCCGCCGACGCCTCCTCCCCCTGCGGACGACGACGACGCCGAACCCGATCCCGCGAGTGAAGCCGGCAAAACCCTGCGCCAGCGTCGGCGCGACCTCCAAACCCGGCTCGATCGCGCGAACTGGGAAAAACACGAAGAGCGCCGCCGCGCCGAACGGCTCGAGCAGGAATTAGCCGCGATCCGCCAGGCGCAAACCGCGTCGAAGACGCCGGCGCCCGACGGGCGGCCGAAACTCAAGGATTTTGTCGCGCAGATTGGCGCGACCTACGAGGATTACGAGAGCGCGGTCGAAGCCCATACCGACGCGCTTTCGGACTGGAAACTGTCGGCGCGGGAGAAGGCATCACTTGCCGCGCAACAGCAACGTGGCTTCGCCGATACCGTGCACACCTCCAATCTTCGCGGACGCGAGAGCCATGCTGATTTTGATGCCACCATGTCGAGATTTGTCGAACGCGGGCGCCAATTCACGCCGTTCATGGCGGATGCGATCCTGAGTGACCCGGAGAAGGGCCACGAGCTCGCGTACCTCCTGGCGACGGATGATGCGGCGTATGACGCCTTGGCGCAGGTGACAACCCTGCCGCAGGCGTCGCGGCTGTTGGGCAGTCTCTACGCCCGTGTGGATGGTGCACCCCCTGGCTCGCCAGCCCATGCGGCCCCTGTGTCCAAGGCGAAACCCCCGGTCAAGCCAGTCGTGGGCCAGCCTGCAGCGACCGGCGGCCCGCCTGGCGACGATGCCTCCGATGAAGAACATCGGCTGTATTACGACCAGCAGGCTCGATCCCGCCGGCGCCGCGCTTGACCTGACGCGAGGTCGGCGGTATGCCGAATACGCTCATTACCCCGACATGGATTGCGCGGGAACAACTCCGTGTCGCGGCGAATAAAACCCCGTTTGTCCAGTCGATTACCCGCAAACTCTCCGACGATTTCAAAGTCAGCGGGACGAAAGTCGGCGCCACGGTGGGCGTCCGGCTCCCGCAGCGCTTCCAGGCGGCCAAAGGGCAAGCGCTTCAGGTGCAAGCCCTGACCGATGTCGTCGTCTTCATCACCATCACGGATCAGGCGCAGGTGGGCTACGGGATGTCGTCGTTTTCGGCGACCCTCGAAGTGCAGGACGTGACCGATCGCTATGTCACGCCGATTGCCTATCAGCTCGCCAACACGATGGATTCAGACGGGCTCTCGCGGCTGTATCAGGACGTCTTTCTCGTGCAGGGGACGCCCGGCGTGATTCCGTCGACGAATCTGATTTACATGAACGCGCGGGCGGCGATTACCGCGATCAGTGGCGGATCGGGCGGGCCGTACCGGATGCTGATCGGGCCGCTCATGCGGCCGGTGATTGCGAATGCGAACATGGCGAACATGTTCAACCCGCAAACCGATCTCTCGGACGTCTGGCGCGAGGCGATGTTCAGCGGACCCGCCTTGTCGTGGGACGAGTGGGCGGAAGATGCCAACATCGCGACGCACACGGTCGGCCCGCTTGGCGGGGCACCGCAAGTCTCAAGTGCGGGGCAGACCGGATCGTCCCTGGCGACGAGCGGCTGGTCCCTCGCGGCGGCCAATCGGCTGAAGAAAGGCGACGTCTTCACGATCCAGAACGTCTTCTCGGTCAACATGCAAAACTACCGCTCGACGACGGCGCTGCAGCAATTCGTTGTGACGGCGGATACGGCGAGTGATGCCAGCGGGCTCGCGACGATTCCGATCTATCCCCCGATCATCACGACGGGGGCCTATCAGACCGTGGATTCGAGTCCCGCGCTCAATGCGCCGCTGACGATCTTCGGGACCGCCAATACCGTCACGCCGCAGGGGCTCGGGTATGCGCCGGATGCGTTCGTGATGGCGTCGGCGGATCTCGAGATGCCGAGTAGCGGCGAATCGAAACGGGTCCGGATGCCGGGCGTGGGCCTGAGTCTCCGGTTCTGGCAGGACTCCGACATCATGACCGACCAACACCCATCGAGGTCAGACGTGATCTATGGGTTCAAAACGGTAAGACCGGAATTCGCTGTCCGCGTGTGCAGCTGAGAGGAGAGGAGTTACACAGTCATGGCGTTCACACTAACAACTCTCTCATCGGCCGTCGCGACCAATGACACCACCGTGACGATCGCCGCGATCACGAACGTGACCGTGGGCTGTCTGATCGGCATCGACAACGAAGTGATGAAAGTCCTGGCGCCGATTCCCAGTGCCGCCACGACGCCGCTCAATGTCCTGCGCGGGCAGGAAGGGACGGCGCAGGGCGCGCATGTGGCCTCGGCGCAGGTCCGGATCGGGGCCACAGCCAGTAACCTCGTGCCGGCTGACTGGACGCAACCGTCCGCGGGGTCGCCGTCGATGGCGGCCGTCGTGGCGGCCCCGACGCGGGATCGGTTGTCCTATTCCGCCGCGGGCGCGATTACCCTGCCGCGGATCGGCGGCGATATGGTCGCGGTCCTCAACGGCACGACGCTCTTGGCGATGACCTTGGCGAATCCCTCGGTCGAGCAGGACGGCTCGCGGCTGACGATCATCGGCAACGGCAAAGCCGCGCATACGGTGACCTACTCGACCGGCCTGGGCAACCTCGGCGCCGGCGCGACGGTGATCACGTTCCGTGCCACGCAAGGGCAAGGGATCGATCTGGTCGCCGCGGGCGGGTTCTGGGTCAATGTCTCGCTCGTCGCCGGCGCGGCCACGGTCGCCGGGGTCGGGGTCGCGTAAACCGCCGTCGCCGGCGCGTCGGCGCCGCAAGGGGAACCCGCCGACGCGCCGCCGGCGGTCGGTCGTGCGAAAGGAACCGCAGATGGCTGAGCCTGTCACGCCGCCGCGGCCGACGCGGGATCGCGCGGAATTTGCCCGGCAGCACGCCAACGGGCAGACGGATCTGCGCCGGGCACCGATTCCCGCCACGCCCGGCGGCGCGCTCGTCGGGCCGTATCCCGCGCAACCGTTTGACCTCAAAACACCCGATCCGGGGTCCGTGCCGAAGGGGCTGGAATTTCCGAAGATGGTGTTTCACGCGAACCACGGCGCCCGCGTGGATCCGGTCGCGCCCGTGACGGTGGACGATGCGGCGGAAGCCGCGGAAGCGGCAGCGCTCGGGTGGACATTCGAGAGCCCGGCCGCGGCGATTGCGGCCCGTAAGGAGTAAGTGCGATGGCAACCGCTGAGACGACGAAACACGAGAAAGCCCCGGCGAGCGGCAGCGAGAAGGACAAAGCCGACGACGTGGCCAAGCTTGAGGCGCAGATCGCGGATCTGGAGAAACAGCTCGAGGAGGCGCGGGCGAAACTGCGCCGGGCGCTGGCGCCGGACTATCCGAAGATGGTGTTCAGCGCGAAACAACCCGACGTGCCGGTCGATCCGCCGCCGCCGCCCGAAGTCCAGAGCAAAGTCGTGGCGGGGCCGGACGAGGAAGCGGAGGCGAAGAAAGAGGGCTTCACCTATGCTTCGCAGGCCGACGCGCAAGCCGCCGCGACCAAAGGGAGTAAGTGATGGCGCTCGACCTCTCGACGCTCAGTGCGGAAGACTTGCGGGCGCTGACGACCGCGATCCAGAAATCGCACCTGCAAGCCGCGCAGGATGCGATGGATGAGGGCGCGCGCCTGCACCACGAGAAAAACGCGCCGTGGGCGCCGGGCGGCACCTACGAGAAAGTCCTGCAGACCCTCCCGCCCTACGTCTACCGCGAATATCCGAAGATGCTGTTCACCGCGGACTATGTCCCGGCGTGCGGGGCGTTCGACGCGGCGCACAAGTTCCGCGAACGGCGCGATGAACCCGGCACCCGCGATGATCTGATCAAACGGGCGGAACGGCGGAAACAGGACGCCTGTCGCATCGTGGCGGATGCGGCCGAAGAGCGCGCGTGTCTGGAGTCGGGACTGTGGGCGAACTCGCCCCAGGCGGCGGTGCTGCAGGACGAAGCCCGGCAACAGGCGATTGCGCAGGCCGCGGCGGAGAGTGCGTGGGATGACCGGCGGCTCTCCTCTGACGCGCTGGCAGAGCGGGACGCGATCGACGCGGAGTCGGAGGGGCATCTCGTCGAAGTGCCTGCGAGACGGCGACCGGGACGGCCGCGGAAGGTCGAGCCATGATCCGTCCGGCGTCGCCGTTGACGCTCACGCGGGTGACATGGTTGCTCGTGGGGATCTTGGTCGGCGCACTGCTCTCTAGTCCGGTCTCCGCGCAGGCGGCGCAGCGGATGTTTGCGTCGTTGACGAGTCAACTGGCGAGCGGGCGATCGACGCCGATTCTCTGTACGGCGAATGGCACCGGCTGTTATCTCCAAGTGCAAGCCCACTGACATGCGAGAACGACTGCGGCTGATCGGGTTAGGACTGCTCCTCGTCGTCACGGTGGGGACCGTGTACAGCGTGGTCAAGGCGCAGGCGGCGGCGCGGCTGTTTGCCACGCTCACGAGTAACTTGAATAGCGGGATCAGTACGCCCGTGACGTGTACGCAGAATGGGAATGGGTGTTACTTGGATGTGCAGGTCGCGGGAGGCGGGGGGACGTTTACGGGGCCGGTGCTGCTGCCGGATGGGACGAATGGCGCGCCAAGTCTCAGTTTTACCAACAATCAGGATCGCGGACTGTTCAACGATACCGGCAATAGCGGGATCGGCCTGACGGTCGGCGGGGTGCAACGAGCGCTCTTCAACGTGGGCGGTTTGTATCTTAATGGCATCGTCAACCTGCCCTCCACGGGTCAGGTCGGGTGGAGTTCGGCCGGCTATCTGCTCGCCAATGATACGACGCTCACGCGTGGCGGTGCCGCCGGCAAACTCACCCTCACCGGCACCACGCCCATGCTCCAATTGGGGGGGACCACCAGTAGCTTCCCGGCGCTGAAACAGCTTGGATCGGGGATGCAGATCCGGAGTGCAGATGATTCGGGGACGGCAGTCATGTATGGGCGATTTGGGGCCAGTAATATGTGGGCCACTGACGTGTCACCCACGATTTCCTCTGGCTTCGGCACATCGCCCAGTATTCCGACACCGAATGGATCGTCTGCCTTCACGATCAACGTGGGCACAGGGGGCACCGCGACGGCTGGCGTCATTGGCTTGGCAACGGCCACAACAGGCTGGAATTGTCATGTGACGGACATTACCGCCGCCTCCGGCCATACCGGCCTGCGCACCTACATCACGGCCAGTACGACCACGACCGCCACGGTCGAATCCCAGAACTCCGCCGGGGCCGCCACCGCGTGGGCCGCCTCGTCCATCCTCCGCGTCTCCTGCTTCGCCTACTGAGCCGCCATGACCGGGAATGCCTGGATCCGTGCCGCCCTCGTCAAACTCGGCGCCCTCGATCCGACCGACACCTTGGACGCCGATACCGCGCAATCCGCGCTTGACACCGGCAACGACTGGATCGATTCCCTCGCCCTCCAAGACTTCAGCGTCTATTACTTGCTCCGGACCGTCGTGCCGCTCTCCGCCAGTACGCCGAGTTACACGATCGGCACGGGCGGGACGATCAATATCGTCCGGCCGGTGGACATCGACCACGCGAATCTCGTCATCAGCACCACGCCGACGAACACGGAGACCCCGATCAGTGTCTTCACCGATCAGGAATGGGAACTCATTCCGCAGAAAGCGGCGACGTCCAGTTACCCGCAGGGCATCTACTACGACCACGGCTGGATCGCGGGTCTCGCGCGGATCTCGCCCTACCCCATCCCGACTCAAACCGTGTCGATCGTGCTCTACACGCCGCAAGCGCTCGTGGAAATGGCCTCGGGCGTCGATGTGACCTTTCCGCCAGGCTACCGCAAGTTCCTGACCTACGGCCTCGCACGGGAACTCTCGGCCTCGGGGTTCACGGGCTGGGACGGCGAGAAAGAAGCCATCTATCAAGCCGTGCGATCCGATGTCTTTGCGAAGAACGAACGGATCCGCGAACTCCTGATCGATCCGATGTTTGCCGGATCGGCGGGGCGCGCCAATATCTACACGGGCACGGTCGCCGGACGGGTGATGTAAGTGAACTTCCCCACGCTCATCGGCCCCTCCTACACCGCCGCGGCGTATCGCGCGGATACGGAAGAAACCCGCAATTGGATCCCGCAGACGGTCGAGAGTCCGGGCGCGGTCGCGCAACGGTTTCTCCATCCGACGCCCGGCTATGTCACCTGGGCGACGGTCAGTGACTCACCGATCCGCGCGCTCTTTGCGCAGGACGGCCGCTGCTTTGCCGTCGTGGGCGCGGTCTTCTACGAAGCGACGCTGATCACGCCCTCCGATGTGACGGCCGGAGCCACGCTGACGAATCGCGGCGCCGTCACGAACGATCTGCTGCCGGCGGTGATCTGTTCGGGGGGCGATGCGGCGAACCAATTGGGGATCATCTCGGGCGGCACGTTCTACAGCTACGACCTCTTGACGAACGTGTTGACGCCCGTGCCGGCGGCGGGGACCGGGCTCGTGACGGGCGGGTATCTGGACGGCTACTTCTGGACGCTCGATGACGCCTCGACGTTCCACCTGTCCGATCTGCTCGACGGCTTGACGTGGGATCCGTTGCAAGTCGCGCAGCGCAACGATGCGCCGGACCGCTGGATCTCCGGCCTGACAGTCGGCAAACGGATCTGGCTCTTCGGCTCGGAAACGTCGAGCGTGCTCTACGACGCGGCCACGTTTCCCTTTCCCTTTGCGCTCGTCCCCGATGCCTTGATCCCGCAGGGCATTGCCGCGGTGTGGTCGGCCGTCAATGTCAACGGGATCCCGGTGTGGCTGAGCGAACATGCGCACGGGGCGCGCACGATCGTCGCCGCGAACGGGTTTGGCCCGCCGACGAAAGTGAGTCAGGCCGCCGTCGAGTACGCGCTCGATCAGTACACCACGATCCGCGACGGCGTGGGGATGGCGTATCAGTGGCAGGGCCGCTGGATCTATCAGCTGAGTTTCCCGCAGGAGGATCAGTCCTGGGCCGTGACGATGGATACCGGCGAATGGTTCCAGCCCTCCTACTGGAACGTCTTGACCTCGGAGTGGGAATGTGCGCGGGCACAGACCCACTGTTTCGCGTTCGGGCAACCGATCGTGGGCGACCGCGCGACCGGCACGCTCTACCGCTGGGATGGCGCCACCTGCACGGATGCCAGCGGTGCGGCCTGTCGACGGGTCCGGCGCGTGCCCTTGCCGCGACTCCTCGAGGGCACGCAATGGATCAAGCTGCACGATCTGGAGTTGCTGCTCGATGTCGGCATCGGGACCGTGAGCGGGCAGGGTGTCGATCCGCAACTCATTCTGCGGATCAGTCGGGACGGGGGCAAGACCTGGGGCAATGACAAGCAGACGACGGCGGGCGCGATGGGCGCCTACTGGACGCGCGTCATGTGGCAACGGCTCGGGCGTGTCCGCGATGGCCTCGGGGTCGTGGAAATTGTGGTGACCGATCCCAATCCCTGGCGGCTCGTCGGAGCGGCCTTTACGGTGGCGGCCTAGATCATGGCCCTCAATCCGCCCGCCGTCCCGCTCCCGCCGCAGTACCTGAATGAAGCGCACGGGGTGACGCTCAAGGGTGTCGTCGATCGCTTGAACCTGGGCCTGCTGCAAGGCAACGGCTCGCCCGCAGGCGTCATTGTGGCTGATGTCGGCACGCTCTATCGACGGCTGGATGGGGCGCCCACGCTCTGGGTCAAGGAATCGGGCGGGGGCACCGCGGCCGGCTGGGTGAGTAAGTGACCGCACGCATCTTGCCGCGCACCGAATACGCCCGCTTGGCCGACACCTATCTGTCAGCCTTGCGCGATGTCATTCCGGACGAGGCGCGCGTCGTGGTGGTCGAAGATGACGACGGCCGGATCGTGGCGTCGTGGATGGCCTTCCGCGTGGTGCATCTCGAGGGGTGCTCCGTGGCGGAGGATCAGCGGGGCAATCCGGCGGTCCTGCGGCGCCTGTTGGGGATGATGCACCGGGCGCTCGGGGAGCTCGGCGCCGTGCGCGTGATGACCGCGGCGGATAGCGATCATGTCGCGTCGTTGCTCTTCAAGCTCGGTGCGGTGCCGCTGCCGGTCGAACATTTTGTGCTCGAGGTCACGGCGCTCGATCGGTGGGCGCCGCATCCCTCCGAGACACACGACGGAGGCGCGTGATGCCGGCCAGTCTGCTCGTGCCGCTCTTGCTCGGCGGGACTTCGACGGCGCTGAATCTGATCGGCGCGAAGAAGTCGAGTGACGCCGCGAAAGACGCGGCGAAGATCCAACAGGAGGCGACGAATCGCGCGCTCGAAACCGCACAGGCGGTCTATGCGCCCTATCTGCAAGTCGGGCAACTCGCCGCGCAACGCCTGATGGGGCCGGCCCTCGCCCAACCCTACACGCAAGCCTTTACCGGGCCAGGCGGCTCGACGGGGTACCAAGCGTATGTGCCGGGGCCGATGCCGGATGTCCTGCCGCAACCCTACGCCCTCCCGCCGGGCGTCAATATTCCGCCGCAGGGATACGGCTACGTGCCGCCGACGACCGCAGTCCCGCGCGTCGGTGTGGGGGCGGGACCGCGGATTGGGGCACCCGTCCCGGCCATGATGGGCGGCCCGAATCCGGCCGGCCCGTATGCGATGGCCTTCAATCCCGCGGCGCTCCCGCCGTACCTGCGCTGACCCGTCATGGCGAGCCGATCCACGCCGCGGCGCATCCCGCTCCCGCAAGCGACTACGCAGGTCGAGCCGGGGCGCTATGAAGCCGATCCCACGGACGCCCCCGCTCCTGCGCCTCCACCCCCGCCGGCACCGGCGCCGTTCGATCCCACGCAACAGGTCGGCCACGAAGGGCGCACCAGTAGCGGCTTGACCCGCGAACAGTACCGCGATGCCTGGCAGTCGTCCGGCGCGACGACGATGCAGGATCTGCAGAACTTCGTCAGCCAGCACGGCGGGCGGATTGTCTCGGCCAACGGCACGGTCCTGACACCGTTCGGCGAGCAGATCGACATGCTGATCGGCGCGCGGTCGGGCAAAGGATCGGCCGGCTGGGGCGGCGTGGATGGGGGCGGCGGGGGCGGGGCGCCGGGGAGTGGGGGCGGTGGCCTCCCGCCCGCGGGCTACAGCAGTGCGTTTGTCGGCGGCGGCGGCGGTAGCGGTGGCGGGGGCGTGCCCGGCATGGGCGGGATCGGGCGCCTGGATCCCACGGCCTTTACCACGCCGACGCAATACACACCGACGGCGATCGCCGCACCCGATCCGCTCGTCGCGCAGATCCTCGCGGAGCGGGGGGCGTTTGTCGCGCCGACGGCCGCCGAAGCCGCCGCGGATCCGGGCTATCAGTTTGCGCTCGCCCAAGGGCAAGGCGCGCTCGGCAATCGCTTTGCGGCGAGTGGTCTGCGCGGGGCCGGACAGGCGCAGGCGCTGAGCGATTACAACCAGCAAGCCGCCGCGCAGCAGTACCAGAACGTCTACGGCCGCCGGTTCGGCGAATACCAGGACGCCTTTCAACAAGCGCTCGCGACCGCGCAAGCCAATAACGCCGCGCAGGCGCAGGCGTATGGCCTGACCAATCAATTCTCGCAGGCCGCGGCGCAATTCAACGAAGCGCAACGCGCCGCCGCCGCGCAGAACTACGCGCAAAACCTCCTCGGCGTCGAGAGTGCGCGGGCCGGCAATGCGGTCAACGTCTTCAACGCCAATACGCAAGCGGCGCTCGGGCAAGGGCAACTCGGCCTCGGCTACTACAACGCCGACATCACCCGGCAACTGGGCCTCGGCAACATCGGCTTGGGGTACTACAACGCGGACATCAACCGCGAATTGGGGCTCGGCAATCTCGGCGTGGCGCAGGGGCAATTGGGGCTCGCGCAACAGGGCCAGCAGTACAACCAGGCGCTCAATACCTTCAACACCAATTACGGGGTCTATCGCGATGTGCGCGATACGGCGTTCAATCAGGACTATCAGCGCGCATTGCTTGGCTTCAATGCCGCGAGCGGCTACGGGAATGCCGCGGGCAACTTGCTGACCGGCGCGGGGAATGCCGGCGCGGCGGGGCGCGTCGGATCCGCGAACGCGTGGAATCAAGCCTACCAGAACATGGCCGGCATGGCGGGGTACTACGCAGGCCAGTATTTTCGCCGACCGGGCGGGTATCAGGCGCCGGTGGATGAGCAGGTCTGGATCTAACCCGTGGCGATCGACCCTAGCATTCCGCTCTCGGTCCAGACGCCCAACATCGGCGGGGCGTTTCTGCAGGCGTTGCAACTCGCGCAGCAACAACGGCTGCAGCAACAGCAAGCCGCGGCGCTCGAGGAAGAACGTCGCGCGCAAGCCGATCTGCGGCAACAGCAGCTGATCAACGCGCAACGGCAAGCCGACATTGCACGCGGGACCGAACAGGCCATCCGGCAAGGGGGCGGTGTCGAAGACGCCACGATGACGTGGGCACTGGCGAATAGTCCGGCCTCGGTGCCCTCGCTGCGGGAGTTTTTCGACAAAAGCCGCAAGAGCAAGCTGGAGATCGATGACCTCAATCAGAAGCTGAATAACGCGCGGCTTGATCACATTGGGCACATGGCGGAAGGCGTCCTCCAGCACGGCGGGACACCGGAAGCCTTGCAGACCGCGCTGGCGCTCTATGCGGAACAGTTTCCCAGTGAGGCGGCGCAGGTGCAGGCGCTCGGGCAACGCCTGCAGGGCGCATCCCCAGCGCAGATCACGACGTTTCTCGAGCAGCAACGGGCGGCGGCGCCCTACTACCAGGCGCAGCAGCAGAAAGCCGCCGAACGGGGGCCGGTCTCGGTCGCGGCGGGGTCAACGCTGTTTGATCCGGCGACACAGACCGCGCTCTACACGGCGCCGGAGCGTGTGACAAAACCGCCCTCCGTGCAGGAGTACGAATACGCCGTCGCCCAGGGCTACACGGGCTCCTACACGCAGTACCAGAACGAAGACGCGAATCGCAAAAGGCCGGTGGTGAACGTTGGCGCGAATGCACAAGGCGGGTTGTTAGATCCCGAAGGCATCGAATACGGTGCCACCGAGTACCGGCTGACTGGTCGGATTCCGGCTATTGGCCAGCGGAGCGGCATCGATCGCGCGGCGATCGTCAATGCCGCGGCGAAGCAGGCGAAGTTGCTCGGTCAGACGCCGGCTGCGGCGATCCAACGACAGGCTGCGTTCAAAGCCGATAGCAAATCGCTCGCGAATATTCAGAAGCTGGCAACGTCGGCCGAGGCGTTTGAACAGAAAGCGCTCGGGCAAGCGGACATCGTGCGCGAACTCTCCGCGAAAGTCGGCCGGACCAAGTTCCCGATCCTCAATGCCGCGATCTTGGCGGGCAAGACAGAGATCACAGGCGACAAAGATGCGACGCTCTTGCTGAATGCGATCAGCACGTTTAGCAATGAATACGCGAAAATCGTGGAAGGCTCGACGGGATCGGCCGCAGGGTCCAGTGACAGTGCGCGGCTCGCCGCCCAAAAGATGCTCTCTGGGAAGATGGGCGATGGCACGCTCAATGGGGCACTGGATCTGATGTCGCGTGAAATGGCGTTGACGCGGCAAGGTTACGATTTCACGATTGATAAGATTACGCAACGCATGGGCGGGCAGGTGCCAGATCAGACGCAAACGACGGCGCCCGTGACGGCACCGGCCGGACCTCCAGCGAAACCCGGCATCATCCGGGCCCGCGATCCGCAGGGCAATATTCACGAAGCGCCCGCCGGCACGGCGTTGCCGCCGGGCTGGACGCTGATCGGGAGTGGAGGCTAGATGCCGCAGTCGGCGCCGGGCTGGACGCTCGTGCAAGCGGCACCGACGACGTCGGAGGCGCCGGGGTGGACGCCTGTCTCTGCGACCGCGCCGGCGGCGACCTCAGGGATCGATGTGGCGGCTGTCCTGGGCAAAGTGCTCTTACCGTACGGGGATCCCGAGACGCAGCAGTCCGTGGGCAACGGCGCCGTGGGGATGTTGAAAGGTCTTGGACATACGGCAACCACGCTCGGATCGTTGGTCCACAAAATACCGGGGTTCCGGGAAGGGTTGGATGCGCTCTACGGCGTGCCGGGCCTCTCGCAAGCGGCGTTCACGGAAGCCGAACAGGCGACACGCCCGCAGGGGACCGCGCAGCAGATTGGGTATCTCGGCGAACAAGGCGCGGAGTTTCTCTTACCGTCGGGGCCGGCGGAGCGGGGCGCGGTCTATCTGGCCGGCAAGGCCGCGCCATATCTCGCTCGGGCTCCCCAGATCGCGGAGGCGACGCCCGCGATCGTCAAGGCGGCGGCGAAAGTGCTGCCGCGCGCCGCGACGGAAGCGGCCGCGAGCGCAGGGACGGCCGTCGCGCAAGGGGCCGATCCAACCTCGGCGGCGGTGATGGGCGCGGTGGCGCCGTATGTCGGATCGGCGGTGGGTGCAGGCGTGCGAACGGTCGCGGGCCCGCTGGCGCGTGGGCTCTATCGCAATCTGAATCCCGTGGCGGCTGAAGCGGTGGCCTTTGGCCAACGGATGGGGATTCCGATCGACGCGGCGACCGCGACTGGGTCTGATGTGCTCGCGCTCTTACAAAAAAAGGCCGCGTCGACCGTGGCGGGCGGACGGGTGGCGGAGCCGGTGGTGCGGGCGCAGAGGGAAGCTCTGGAGACGGTTGGAGAGCAACTCGCGGGCGCCGCGAATCTCGATTCCGTCACGGGCCTGCCGGGTGCGGCCGTCACGCCGCTGCAAGCCGGTGAAGCGACACAGCAAGCGGTGCGGGATGTCGTGCACGCGAAAAACGTGCAAGCGACGACGGCGTACGATCGGCTCCGCAATCTCGCGCAGCAATTCCAGGAAACGGTCACGACGCGGGCGCCGGAAGCCGCGCCGCCGGGCGCGTCCACGCGGTTTACCTTCAAACGCAATCCGACGCCGGACGAGGTCTTCGAAGCGGCGTATCAGGACGCGCAGGCCAGCGGGTACCGCGGAAGTAAGCAGGCGTTGCGCACCCGGTTCGATCAGTCCTTGTCGTCCGGCATGACGGCGCTCGAGGAGCAGGCGCAGACGCAGGCCGACTACGGGCCGGAGGCTCTGCTGAAATCGATCCGCGAGCTCGGCGGGTTGCGACCGTTCACGAAGGATCTGGCAACGGGCACGAAGTTGCGCGGCGATTTTGAATCCATCGTGGAAAGTTTCGGCGCCAAGTCGGGGTGGGGGCAAAAGGGCGGCGCGTCGCCGTTCCGGACGCAAGGGCTCGGCCTTGATGACATGACCGAACAGCTCCGGCAGGATCCGCGGTGGCGCACGGTCATTCACGACGAAAACGATCTGGTGGACGTGCTCGACGAGATCGGCCGCGCCGGCCCGACGCCGGCGACGCCGCACCCGACGATTGAAGAGGCCCTGTCGATTAGCGACGCGCGGCCGGGGGCGAAGTGGTGGGTGCCGCGCACGGAAGAAGTCCAAGCGCTGCCGGTGGATCTCCGCACGGTCAAGCCGCAACTGCAGCCGATTTATGACCGATTGGCGCGTGAGCGGGAGTTAGCGCCGGCGATGATGGTGGGCGGTAAAGCGGAAGCCTTTAATGCGCTCGATCAGATCATGCGGGCACCCGACTATGCGCCGCTCACGGATGTCGATGCGGTCCTGAGTGAGTTGAAATCGTTCGCGCGGGCCGACAATCCGGATCTGCGTACGGTCGGACAAGGCGCAGTCGCGCAGGCCGTGAAGAGTTTGGACGCGCAGGTGCGGGCGACCGCGACGAAAGCCGGGCCGGATGTCGTCCAGGCGCTCGAGGCGGGGCGCAAGGCGACGATCGAGAAATACGGCGCGGCGAAGGTGTTAGGACGGCTGGAAGGGCAAGCGGGGCAGATCGAAGGCGTCGGCGCGTACAAGCGGCTCGTGGCACCGGGCGATTCGGCGTTTCGGCAACTCCAGCAGGTGGTGACGCAGGCACCGGATGCTGCGCCGCAGATAGCCCGCGCGTTTCTCGGCGACTTGATCGGGCAGGCCACGCAGGCCGGCACGTTTGATCTGGCGCGTGCGCCCGCGATGGAAAAAACGTGGCGGATGATGGGACCGCAAACGAAAACGTTGCTGTTCAAGGATCCGGCGTATATCGCCGATCTGGACAACTATTTTCGGCTGGCGAAAAAGATTGCGGAAAATCCGAATCCCTCGGGTACGGAGCGGATGCGATCTGTCGTGGAATTTGCGACGAATCTGATCGGGTATCCGGCCGCCAAGCTGCTGTATTCACCTCGCGGCGTCAAGCTGCTCACGGAGGGGTTGCGCCTGCCTGCGGGGAGTGCGGTCGCCAAAACGGTGTGGGCGAATCGCCTCCGACAGGTGGCGAGTCAACTGCCGGGGGCGCCGGATCAGCCGTGACGATCTATGCCTGCGGGGGATGTTGTGAACGGTCAAAGGCCATGATCAGGCCTTTCGCGCCGGCGAGCAGACACGCGACCACCACGCCCGCACCTAACCCGTTGCGCTCGTATGCGAGACCGAGGACGAGATACACGCCCAGCAGAATGAGCAACCACTTGAGGCCGAGATACGGCCAGCGGATCACCGTGGGCCACGTCGCCGCTTTGCTGTCGAGCGTTGCTAACCAGGCCATAGCGCTCCAACCTTATCTTTGCGGACGGGAGCCCTAGTCTACCATGCCGCTCGGCACGCTGGCGCCGCAACTGTGGTTCCAAGCCCTCGACGATACCGGCGTCGCCCTGCCTGGCGCCCTCGTCTACTTCTACGTCACCGGCACCAGTACGCCGACCCCGGCCTGGGCCGACGGCAATTTCATCACCGTGCTCAGTAATCCGGCCGCGTGTGATGCCGCCGGGCGGCTCGTGATGTACCTCAACGCGACGGTGACCTATCGGATTGTCATCACGACGGCGGCCGGGGTGATCGTCCGGACCATCGATCCGGTCACCCCCACGCCCGTCACGATCGGCTCGGGCACGGGGGTGGTCGGCAGTGTGACCGGGGATGTCTTTGTCTTTGGGGGCGATCCGACCTCGCCCGTGACGGGGGTGGCCTATCCATTGGGGGCGACCTTCGACAAGCTCCATGCCGGCACCGCGGTCTTTGAGATCGATAGTGGGGCGATGGCGGCGGGCACCTACGGGCTGCAAGGCATGGGCCTCTGTCAAGGCGGCGGCGTCTTGACGGTCGCGATCGTCAATCTGACCGATGCGCCGAATACGCCGCTCGCCGAATTTAACATTTCGACTCCGACGGGCGCGGTCAACCTGTCCGGCGGGATCACCTTTGCCGCCGCCGGCGCGCCCAAACAATACGGCATCAAGACCAAAGTCTCGGCGGGGTCGGCTGAAGCGTGGGGCATTCGGTTGCGCAGGTCTTAGGCGATGTTTACACGACGCGAACGACTGATCTTGTCCTTCTGGCTCCTGTCGTGGCTGATCGTGCCGGTGGCGGCACAGGTCCGGCCCGGCCTCTTCTCCACGCTCGTCACGACGGACACGGGCTTGACGAGTCTGCTGGTCGGGGGGACGGCGGGTGGCACGGCGGGCACGGGGGGCATCAGGGCGGGCACGCTGTCGCTCGGCGGCGGCGCCACGGTGGTGGACGGGTCCGGCGTGACGACGGCGGCGGTCTTCACCCCGCGGGTGGCCAGCCTGAGCGGCACGCTCGCACTGCAGACCAGCGCGGTGACGCGGTGGGGCGTGAATGCGGCGGGCGATCTGACGATCGGCGGGACGACCACGCTATACGCATCGCGGGGATCGCCGGGCATCGTGTCCGGGGCCGGCGCGGGGCCGTCGCTGGTCGGGCGTGATTATGCGTTTGCCGTGACGATCGGCGCCGGGCCGGTCGCCCCACTTGTCGTCCAATTCAGTCAGTTCTGGACCAATCCGCCGATCTGTACGGCCGCCTTCTCGGCGGCCGGGGCTACCGGCACGTCCACGACGACCAATCAGGTCACGGTCTACGGCGCCCCGGGCGCGGGCACCGTCGTCAGTGTCCTCTGTCACGGGTACTGAGCGGATGGCGAGCGGGACGATTGCGCCGCAATTCTGGTTCCAGGCGCTCGACGATACCGGGATCGCGTTGCCGGGGGCGCTGATCCATTTCTATGTGACGGGGACCACGACGCGCACGCCTGCGTATGCGGATGGCGCGTTGTCGGTGCCGCTCACCAATCCGGCGGCGTGTGACGCCGCGGGGCGGCTCGTGATGTATCTCAGTCCGGCGGTCCTGTACAAGATCGTCGTCACGACCGCGGCGGGCGTCACGGTCCGCACGGTCGATCCGGTGACGCCGACGGGCGCGAGCGCGTCGGGCGTGGGCAGTAGTTTGGGGGAGGTCTTTGTCTTTGGCGGCGATCAGGCCGTCGGGGTGGCGACGGCGAGCTATCCCACGGGGGCGACCTTCGACAAGCTGCACGCGGGGACGGGCGTCTATCCACTCAACAGTGCGTCTCTGATGGCCGGCACCTACATCCTGCAAGGGTGCGCGAAGTCGTTACCGGATGGCACAGCGACCGTCGGCCTCGTGAATCTGACGGACGGCGCTCCGAATACGCCCTTGGCGGAATACACGGTGGCCAGTGACACCGGGGCGATCGGATCCTCGGGCGCGATCACGTTTGCGGCGGCAGGGGCGACCAAGCAGTACGGGATCAAGGTGCATACCTCGGGCGGCAGTGTCACGGCCTTCTCGTGGGGCATTCGGATCATGCGCGTGTGAGAACCACGTATGCCGCGCTTTAACACCCTCGGCGATTACGAGGCGGGCATCGGCGGCGGCACCGTCGAGGCCCCCGTCACGTTGATCGTGAACGGCGCCGTCTGCAACGTCGGCCCCGGCGGCGGCGGCGACTGGCTGACGACGCAGGAGGTCGCCTGCTACCGCTATATCGGGTCGCTGCGGGCCGTCGCGATCGACAAGACGACCGGCGCGGAACGCCTGCTGCGCGAGACCGCGCTCGGGTTCAACCAGGTCGTCGCGGGCGGTGGGCGGTGGGCGACCACAGAAACACAATCCGGCGTCGTCATGCTGGATGACGGCACGGTGTCGCCCTACCCCATCATGACCATCGGCACCGATGGCGCCATCGCGACGCGCGCCCATGCCTACAACAACAGCGGGCTCATCGTCGCGGGCACCGTGCTCCAGCCGGCCGCGAGCGATGAGGATGTGATGAGGTGGGGCACGAATGCGTGGGACGTGCAGGTGCTCGACGCGGGCCATGTCGTGTGGCGCTCATGGGACGGGCCGCACGCGGTCGGCCTGCCGGTCCCGCAGCTCCTGCCAGGGGAAAGCTACGGCCTGCGCGTGGCGAACCTGCAGGGCGTGTGGTGGGTGTGCTATCTCGCTGCCGGGTACAACGGCAGTCTCGTGTGCCATCCAGTCAACAGTTTCCTGGGATGCCAATTGACGGCCCCGGCCGCCGCCGCGAACCGGCCGGACCTCGTCGCGGTCGGCTCGCGCCTGCGCGTGGTGTATGCGCTTGACCTCGCGGAACAGACGAACGTCGTCGTGGAACCCGGCGTGACGTCTCCCATCATCGACCTGACGACGACGGCACCAACGCCGCCGGAGCCAATACCGCCCGATCCGGGACCCGATCCCGGGCCGCCCCCGGCGGTCACGATCACCGCCTACGCCGCTACAGGACCCCTGGAAGCGACGGCGACCGGCGCGGTGACGCAGGGCTCGGTCGTGTCGTTGACGTGGCTGTACCGCCCGCAGGGGGCCACGGACTGGGCCGCGGCGACAACGCCCCCGGATCAGCTCACCTACATCTACCACTTCGCCGAGGCCGGCGACTACGAACTGAAATTGTCGGGGACAGATGCGATCGGGCGCACGGCGGAAACGGGGCAGCAACGGATCGTCCACGTGACGAGTGGCGACGAACCGGCCCCTGAACCGCCGGAAGGAGGCGCGATGGCGGTGTACCTGAAATGCGGACACTTCTACACGGGCGTCGATCCGACGCCGGTCCTGGGCATGGACGCGGACGCGCAGTTTCCGGTCTACGCGGATCGCGAACAGGGCGGCGTCTGGGAAGAAGTCACGCTCACGCCGCACGACGACGGCGGGTTCGATGTGCTGTACGTCGCGGCCAATCGCACGCTGTCGATTCAACCGGACGGGACGCTCGAGACGCGCGAGGCCGGTACGTACGGCGGCTACGAAGCGGTCTATGCGACCACGCAACCCGACGGCGCCTCGATTCTCTACCGCCGCGACGAGGACGTGGTCATTCCCTGCAACATCCTGACGATTGAGGATCGATCGTGACGCTGACGTTGCCGAAGGCGCGGCCGTGGGGGACGAGCGGTGGCGGGCCGCCCGATGTGCAGGGCACCTTCGGGACGCTCCAGCACATCTTCACGCGCGGTGGGGCGCCGTGGCGCTATCGCGGCGTGTCGGGGTTCAAGCTGGCGAAACTCTTCGAGCAGGGACAGGACATCACGCCATTTCTCAATGACTACGCCGGCTTCAATGTGGTGCGGACGTGGAACTACGTCCCGGTCGCGGACTGGGGCGAGAAAGCCTGGGGACGGTCGCCGCTTGAAACGTGGGTCGGCTATATCCAGTGCCTCGCGGATCAGGGATTCTGTGTCGAGCTCACGTTGCTGACCGACGACGACCCGGCGCAAGTGGATCCGGCGCGGCAGCTCGTCGAAGACCTGGCGCCCTACGCCTTCGAGAATCTCCTGATCGAAATCGGCAACGAACCGACGACCCACAAGGCGATCGACACGAGCGCCCTGCGATCGACGCTCGAGGCCAGCGGCTACTGCTTCGCTTCGGGCGACTACGAAGACTCGTCGCGCGCGTTCGGGCCGTACCTGAACTTTCACTCGGCGCGCACGTTCGACTGGCCGCGGCGCGCCCACGACGCGATGGAGTACTACGACGGCGGCGGGCCGAACACGCCGGCGGATCCCGCGCACCACTGCCCCTGCGTGGGCGACGAGCCCGCGAAACTCGAGGACGTCAGTTTTAGCACCAAAGATTGGCGCGCCTATTTCGGGACGTGCGCGATCCTCGGCGCGGGCGCGACGTTTCACAGCGAGACCGGGAAGTTTGCCGAGCGCCCGACGACGCAGGAGCTGCAGCTCGCGCAGGCCGCGCTCGAGGGGCTCACCGCGTTTCCCGCCGACGCGCCGAATGCCGGCGGCTACCGGCGGATCGTGGAACCCGGGAACGAACCGGGCGGCCCGACGGAGTACGCCCGCACCTATATCGTCGGGAGTTACATGGTGCGATGCCAGCAGCAGGGCACGCAGGCGCCCGAAGCGGGCTGGTCGCCGCTCGATCCCGAGGGCGTGTTGTTTGTCCAAGGCTGAGATGCGCTTAGCTTGCCTTCGCGATCGGGCGGATCTTCGGCTCGCGGCGCGCGGCGCGCGTTTGCTGCGCAAGTGTCAGATCGTAGCGGGTCTGCAGATGCATCCAGAACTCGGGCGACGTGCCGGTCAGATCCGCGAGGCGCAAGGCCGTGTCCGGCGTCACGCCGCGGTTGCCGCGAATAAATTGATTGAGCCGCACGGTGGGCATGTGCATCCGGCGCGCGGCGTCCACCTGCGACACAGGTGGATCGTACTGCTGCAGAAACTCTTGCAGCAGAATCTCGCCGGGGTGAATCGGGGGCGTGATGCGCTTCGCCATTGGGGCACCTCAGTGGTAGTCCTCGCAGCGCACGTCGTGCGCGTCCTGACCCTCGAACCGAAACGTAAGGCGGTACTGGTCGTTGACCCGGATGCTGTAGCGATCCGTCCCTTTCAACGCCTCGAGCCGGTACCCCGGCGTGACCGCGATGTCGGTCGGTTTCGTCGCGGCGTCGATCACGAGCAACTTGCGCCGAATCGATCGCCACAACGCTTGCGGAATCCGCCGCGCGGCTTTGGTGTTGTGCCCGTGGAAGAGGTCCGCTGTCGTGGCATCTGCGAACGACCGAAGCATGCGACGGTGACGATTATACGATATCCGTATAGTGCGTCAAGCGCGGCAGAAAGGAACGGGGAGCGATGAGTCCCTACGGCAGTGCGCTCTACGTCGTGGCGTTCGTGCTCTTCCTCGTGGCGGCGTATCTCTCCGCGGGGGCGCGGGATCGGCTCGCGCTCGTCGCGGCGGCGCTCACCGTCTTGGCGCTGGGATGGCGATGACGCTCCGCCTGGTCGCCGGGGTCGCGGCGCTGCTGCTCGCAGCGTGTGGGCACCGCCCGCCGCTGCTCCCGGATCGCGGGATCGACATTGACGTCCGCGTGCATGTCGGCTCAGCGGCGGTGCAGAGGGGAACGCTCACGCCGGCTGAGCCGACGCACTGCGGGTGCTGTACGGGCGCGGGCTGCACGTGTCGGCGGGACACGGATCGCTGATGGATGCTAGGACCGCGTCGCCGTGGGTCGCGCTCCCCTACCTGCCGAGTGCGACCTGTCCGCATTGTGCGGGCCTGCGGATCCGGACCTGTCATGTCTGCGACGGCTACCGCATCGTCGGCGACATGGCGAAGGTGCGCGATGCGGCGCGGTATGTCTGGGCCCGCGCGAACTGTCGCTGTGATGCGTGCCGGATGGTGGGCCGGTACACGCCGGAGGCCGGATCCTGATGGATCCCATCCATCAGGCGATCGCGTGGCTGACCTTCGCGCAGCAGATTGAGCATACCGGCGATCAGCTCTGGGCGGAGATCAAGAAAGTCTGCGTCGCCTACGACGTCGAGATCGATACCGAGTCGCTGGATGCGATCGTCCGGGCGGCGCAGCGTCGGCGGGCGTTGTGGGACGCGATGCAAGGTGGGGCCGATACCGGCGAGTAGACTCGATGTGGGGAATCGTGATCGGTGTGGTCGGGCTCGCGTGGCTCGTCGTCGTGGGGGTCCTGCTCTGGGATGCGGCGCGGCCGTGGTGGCGGTCGAAAGAGGCGCGGCGGCTCAACTCCTTGGGGCCGGCGAAGGGGCATCAGGAAGCCCGCTGGCACGACGGGGACAGGGAAGCCTGATCCGGTCTGTGTCACGCTGTGATACACTGGGGTATGGACAGCACCTTGAATCTACGCCTTGCCCCTCAGACCAAACGGCGGATCGTCAAGCTCGCGAAAGCCTCTGGTCGGAGCATCAGCGACGTTGCGCGCGATCTGCTCGAGCGGGCACTGGCGGTCGAAGAACTGCGCGCCCTGCGGGCGATAGCCGTGCCGCAAGCGTCGGCGGCGGGCCTCGTCACGGATGAGGATGTCTTCCGCACCATCTCATGAGGGTGTTTCTGGACACCAATGTCCTGGTGGCGGCAGTCGTAGCCCGCGCGGGCCTCACGGCCGATCTGGTCGAACGGCTACTGATGCGGCATACCCTCGTCGTTTCGCCCCAAGTCCTGACGGAGCTGGCGCGGACGCTCCCCCAGTGCGGCCTTGATGCCCCAACCTGCGCGGCGGCCGTCGCGTTTATTGATCTCCACGCCGACCATGTGCCGGCGCCCACGACGATC